TGAACGGGAGACCATCGGAGAAATACTTAACTACGTAAACGACCTAGAAAACCAATAACTTTTGTTCCTTTAGCTGTTAGGATTAACGACGAGGCCCACCGAGGTGGATAACCTAGAAAGTAAAGTAACTGGCAAAAAGAAACCCCATAACCCCTAAATAAAAACAAAATAAAGATAGAATACTATGTCTAATACAAGTCCGTCCCGTTTGGGACAAATTAACGGAGCTGGTGATGACAAAGCTCTCTTTCTAAAGGTATTTAGTGGAGAAATCCTAACGACCTTTGAAGAGATGAACGTGATGAAAGATTTGCACATGGTGCGAACGATTCAGAGCGGTAAAACAGCACAGTTCCCTGTAACAGGTATCGCAGATGCTAAGTATCACACCGTCGGTGACGACATTGTGGATGCTAGTAACAACTACCTGTCCACAATTAAACATGCTGAACGTCTGATTGCTATTGATGACGTTCTCATCGCGTCCACGTTCATTGCGAACATTGACGAGCTCATGAATCACTACGATGTCCGTAGCATCTACGCTAAGGAACTCGGTAAAGCTCTTGCGAAGCGTTTCGACATCGCAACCATGAAGACGCTCTTTGCGGCTGCTGGTGGCACCTCTCCTATTGGAGGTAAGAACGGAACGACCGTGAGCGAGGCTGACACGTTGACCGCTGGTGGTCTTGTGGATTCCTTGTATGCTTGTGCCCGTGCTCTTGATGAAAAGGACGCTCCTGATGAAGGACGATTTGCCATCATGACTCCTTCGCAATACTACACCTTGCTGACCTCTGATAACGTTGCTATCAATCGTGATAACGGCGGTGTTGGTAATGTTGCTGATGGTGTTATTGCACGTGTAGCTGGTATCCAACTCGTTAAGAGCAACCACCTTGATGATATTATCAATCTTGGTGACGCTTCTGGCAATGGAACTGGTGATGGTTCGTCTAACAACGATGTGTTCGGTGGTGCTGGTGAAGGTTACAATGGTGACTTCACAGGACTCGCAGGCGCAGATGACGCTAAGGGATTCATTGCTGGAACTCGGGAAGCGATTGGCACTGTTAAGTTGCTCGATCTTGCTACCGAGAGCGAGTATCAAATCCAGCGTCAAGGCACGTTGTTCGTTGCTAAGTATGCAATGGGTCACGGCGTCCTTCGCCCTGAGTGTGCCGTTAAGGTTCTGCCTACAGCGTAACGTTTAATAACTCACGGGAGACCTCAAGAAAACTCTTGGGGTCTCCTTTTTCCCCTTTTTCCTTTTTATTTTAGTAATCCCTTTTCTGTGTAATTATGCCTAATCTGACGACCAAACTAGAAGCTGTTAATTCTATGTTGGCCCACATCGGTGAGTCACCTGTAAACAGTATTACCAGCTTAGAGACGCTTCCTGTTTCGGCTGTGACAGCTGCTTCAACTTTGGAAGAGATTAGTAGAGCAGTTCAGACCGAAGGGTGGCACTTTAACACAGAAGTAAATGTTGTCTATACCCCTGTGGCTAGTGGGGAGATTCTAGTAGCCGATGACATCTTAGAGCTAGATCCTATAGACAAATCTTTAGACGTTGTTCAGCGAGGGTCGACTTTGTTTGACCGAAAGAACAACACTAACGTATTTGAAAAAGACCTAAAAGTAAACCAGACGCGCCTTCTTGAGTGGGAAGAGCTCCCCGAGGCCGCAAGGCGTTACGTGACACTTCGTGCTTCTCGGGTATTCCAAGGGCGACTTGTAGGTTCTAAAGAGCTAGAGAGTCTGTTAGCTCGCGACGAGTATGTTGCTAGAGCGGCTCTTATGGACTTTGATGGTAGGACTTCTGATAGAACCATCTTTGACAGTTTTGATGTCGCGTCCCGAATTGGACTAAACCGTAACTACGACCTGATCTAAATGCCTTTAATTAACACTTCTGTCCCCAACCTAATCCAAGGGGTTTCTCAACAATCGGACGCTGTTAAGTTTGATGGCCAGTGCGCGGAGCAAGAGAACGCTCTTAGTTCTGTTGTAGAAGGACTGAAAAAAAGACCTAATACCAGTCATATTTCAAAGCTACTCAATAGCGCAATATCGTCCAAGAGCTTTACGCACTTTATCGATCGAAGCAAAGATGAGAAGTATGTTGTTATACACACGGGAAGTGTTCTTAGGGCTTGGAATATTTTGACGGGTCAAGAAGCTACCATTAACGGATCTTTGGGAGGACTCCCTACATCGTCTACCTACCTAGCAACCACAACACCTAAGACAATCTTAAAGGCTTTGACGGTTGCAGACACCACCTTTCTTTTAAACACTGTAAAGACGGTATCAGCTTCTAACTCCTTTACGCCTCCTTTAGAGAAGAGAGCAGCCGTAAATATCTTACAAGGGGGCTACGATAAGAAGTATGAGGTAAAAGTCACAATCACTAGCTCCACTGACGAGCCCTCAGCTCCCAACTACGTAGCCCCTCAGTTCACTGTAAACACAACCCCTTTTGTTTATGATACTGAGATAGAGGTGGGGGATGCGGATGATGGAAAGCCTGATGAGATTACCTCTTACATCCGACACCGAATCACAAGCATTAACATTCTTAGCGGAGGACAGGGCGTTCCCAACGACTTTGGTATATCAGTTTCATCGTCAACAACCGAGAGAGCCCCAGCTTCCTTTTCGTTTAACGTAAGCAACGGGGTTGTCGTAGGGGCTTCAGTTGTTAATCAAGGAGCTTATGACGGCACAGGATCAAGACAGACAACTGTTAACTTTCCATTTGAGGATGAGTTTGAAATAGGATACCTGCCTCCAACGTTTTCTGTGGTAACTAGCGGCTCTTCTCAGAGCATTGCTAACACACTTACGGCGAGCATTACAAGCGGAAACTCTGCTGGAGGAGGCTCGAACACCAACGCTAACACAGATGAGATTGCTAGCGAGTTGTTAGCTGAGATGAACAGCCAAGGGTTTGGAGCTTACTTTAACTTACAACGGCAAGGAAACACTATCCTGTTGTTGCTGACCTATAGTGAGGCTGGTAAAGAGTTTGACTTCACAGTTACAACGACGGACTCCTTGGCAGACACGGGAATTAACAGCGTCTATAAGACCACCGATGCTATCTCAGATCTTCCTACGACAAACCTTAACGGATTTAGGGTCAAGGTGAGAGGGGATATTGATTCAGCCCAAGACGACTATTACGTTCGCTTTGAGACTAAGAACGGGGCTAGTTTTGGTGAAGGAATATACGTGGAAGACATAGCCCCAGAGGTCTCCAAAGGTCTTAACGCTTCTACGATGCCTCACTCGCTTATAAACAGTGGGTTGAACGAGTTTAAGTTTCAAGAGACTTTGTTCCTTGATCGAGTAGCAGGGGATGACGAGACAAACCCGTTACCTACCTTTGTGAACAACCTAATAAACGGTATGTTCTTCTTTAAGAATAGGTTAGGATTCCTTAGCGGTAACAACGTGGTAATGACCGAGAGCGGCTTAGGAACCCTCAACGACCAAGGGATCATGCAATATAACTTAGGAAGGGTTTCTGTTACATCCTTTCTGGACTCAGCTAATATCGACATATCGGTATCTAGTGGACAAGTCACACAGCTCGTAGCAGCAGAAGCTTTCCAAGAGGATCTTGTGTTGTTTGCTGATAACGGGCAGTTTGTTCTAAAGGGCGGAGAGATATTAACAGCTAAGACAGTTAATGTGACCCCTATCACTAACTTTGACTACGATACCTCTGTTGAGCCGTTACCCTTGGGGTCTTACATCTACTTTCCTTTTAATCGAGGAAACTACACAGGGCTTAGAGAATTTACTGTGAACTCCAGCACTGATACCTATGATGCAGTAGAGGTCACGGAACACGTTCCTTCTTACATCCCCACTAATATCAAAGAGCTTATTGGGTCTACCTCGGAGGATATGATTGCTATCTTAAGTAACAACTCTAAGGGGTCTCTTTACATTTACACTTACTTCTGGAGTGGTAATCAAAAAGTTCTTAGTGCTTGGTCTAGGTTTACTGTAAAAGGAGAGATTATAGCAGCTACCTTCTTTAAGTCCTCCTTGTATCTAGTCATAACAGATAACGGGGAGACACACCTAGCTCAGATGAACCTTGAGTCAGGACTTAAAGATCCAGAAGGATACACAACTAA